TTGGGATCAGGCGGGCGGGTCGACCCTCGTCGAGATCATCTCCCTCAACTCGTGGACCCTCTCGGAAGAAACCGAGATGGAAGACGTGACCTGTTACTCCGACACCAACCGCGTGTACGTGCCGGGGATGAAAGATCTCAAGGGCGATCTCGGTGGGTTCTGGAACTCCGCGGATACCGCCCTGTGGAAGGCGGCCGACGCGGGCTCGCCCGGCACGTTGCAACTCGTCGTCAACAACCAGGAGCCCGGCTACAAGTGGCAGGGGCTGGCCTACATGAGTGCGTCGATTGATAGTTCGCTGTCGGCGCCGACGGTCAAGGGGACCTGGGCCGCCGCGGCCTCGTGGACCGTGCCCGGCCAGATCGTCGCGACCGGCGCGACGGCGGGGCTGCCCGGCACCTTCACGCCGGCCGGCGCGACCCCGCCCGCCAACATTGCCGCGATGGCCGGGATCGTCGCGTCCCCCGCGACCAACTGGACGATCGGCCAGCACGTCGAGATGGGCAACGGCAGTGATGTCAACTGGAACGGCACGGCCTGGGTCGCCGGGATCCATCCGTAATGTTCGACGAGCTCGTAGTGACCGGCGGCGAGGCGACGATCTCGTGGGCGTGGCATACCGCCGCGGTGTGCCGCTCCTGGCGGATCTACAAATCGAAAACCCGCCCGCAGTGGTCGCTCGTCGCCACGGTCACCCGCGCCGACACCTTTAAATTGCAGCAACGGCCGTTGCTGTTCAATGCGCCGCGCAAAGGCGGCTACTGGTGCTGGCCGGTCAAGGCCGTCACCGTGGTGGATACCCAGTTGACCGCGGCCCTCGGGCCGATGGAGGCGTAATGCCGCGCTGTCGTGTCGTCGCTCCGGACGTCGTCCGTCTGCCGCTCAGTGACGGCGACAGCGTCACGGTCAAGAAAACCCTGAACGCCGGCGAATATCGCCAGTTGATTTACAGCCAGTTCAAGGACTCGACCGACGGGGAGAAAGTCGTCCTCGACCATAGCAAGGTCGGGATGGCGAAGCTCCTCGCCTACATTGTCGGGTGGACGTTTGTCGGGTTCGACGGCCAGCCGCTCCCGTACCGCCCCGACGAGCCCGAGGACATCCGGCGCGCGACGATCGACGGGCTCGACCAGGACACCTATCGCGAACTCATCGCCGCGGTGACCGCCCACGAAGAGCGCGAGGACGCCGCGCTCGAGGCGCAAAAAAAAACCCGTATCACCGCGCCGGCATCATGACCGACCTCGTGATCGCGCAACGCTTTCACTGGAAATACGAGTGGGTCGCGGACCTCCCGCGCGACGTGTACGAACTGATTGTCGCGGACCTGAAAAAGTAAATGGCGATTACGGCCCAATTCGACGCCGACTTCTCCCAGTTCAACGCGGAAGTGGGGAAGGCCGAACAGCAACTGAATCTGTTCGAGATGTCGACCGTCAAGACCGGGACGGCGATCGCCGGGATGGGCACGGTCACGACGAAGACGGCGCCGGGCGTGAACACCCTGACGTCCAGCCTCCGGCAATTCGACGGCGTGCTCAACGCCGCGGGAATCCATATCGGGCCGGCGATTAAAGCGATCGAAGATATCGGCGCGGCCTCCGGGAAGACCGCCGGCGAGGTCGGGAAACTGGGGACCGCCGGCCTCATCGTCGGGACATTTGCCGCCGCGTTCACGACCGCGCGCTGGATCATTGATAAGTGGTTTCCCGACCTCGACAAGGCGGTCGCCAATAGCACCGCGAAGTTGATGGGATGGGGGGACCTCGCCGCGGAAACCGCCGGCGCGAAGATGGACACCCTCGCCGCCGCGACCAAACATCTCCGCGAAATGACCGGCGACGCGACCGCGACCGTCACGGATTTCGGCGACGCGGTGCGGATCAATAACCAGTGGCTGGAGGCGCACAAGAAAGGCGCGACCGACGCCGCGAAGGCGGCCGACGAATGGACGAAGGCGACCGAGACCGTGCGGATCGCTATGCAAGACCACGACGCCGTCCTGCGGACGATCAAGGGGTCGACCGTGGCGGCGGCGACGGCGGCGCTGGAGCACGGCGTCGCCCTGGATACCGTCCGCACCGCCTACAAACTGACCGAAAGCCAGATCGCCGCGGTCGAGGCCGCGCTGAAGTCGGAGCAGGAGGCCGCGAAAGCCTCAGAGCAGGAACACGCGCGCATCACCGCGGAACTGAAAACCCACTGGGACGCGGTGCTCGCGATCCGCGACCAGGCCCTCGGCAAGGACGCGATCGAGAAGGCGACGCAGTGGACCGAAGCGATCTTCCTGCTCGGGAACTCCGTCCAGAAGTTGAGTCACGAGCAACTGGTCGACCTGCAGGCCGCGATGACCGAGGCGATGACGGCCATGGCCCGCAACGGCGAACTGACCGCGGAACAGGCGCTGCAGTTCAACGACTTTTCGGCGGCGGCGGCGGCGGCCGAGGCCGCCCTGCGGCCGGTCGTCGAGGTCACCAACGAGCTCGCCGCGGCACAGACCGCGCAAGCCGCCGCCTCCGGCGACGCCCTCGCCGCCCTGCAGAGCGTCAACGACGCGACGAACACCTGGGGGCTGCACCCCGGCGGGACGGCCCAGACCTCGAGCGGGGCCATTCGCTCGATGAGCGACAGCATGGGGAATCAATTTTTGGTCAACGCGCAGACGGGCGAGATCATCGAGGCCCTCGAGCGCAAGTTCGGCGATTCCTTTCTCGGCTGGGGACCGAAGGGGCCGCCGCCGACCGTCAACCTCACTGTCGAAGGCAACGTCCTCGGCACGCAGAACGAGCTCGCCAAGTTAATCAGCGATTCGCTGATGTGGAGTTACGGCAGCGGCGGCAACCGGCTGCCGGCCTAGCCCCATGGCGACCCTCCACCCCGGGGAGAAAGCGCGCATGTATGCCCTGGGCAAGATCATGCGCGGCGGCGCGTCACGGGGCGGCTACGTCACCAGCACGCTCTACCTCGCGATCGACGGCGTGCAGATGGCCGCGCGCGTCCTCCTCGACTCGCTCACCATCACGGATGAACTCGACGAGACCCCGAACACCTGCGGGTTTCGCGTCAAGGACACCGTCCCCGCGGCCGGCGCCGAAGTGGTGATCACGCTCGGATCGAAGAACCGCGCGGGCCGCCTCTACGCCGGGTTCGCGCTGACCGTGTCGCAACTCTACGTCGGCGACAAACCGGCCAACGTCCAGGCCGACGTCCGCTGCGTCGACTACACCTGGCTCTTCGGGTTCCTGACCGTCACGCGCCAGTACCGCCATCAATCGGCGACGGCGATCGCGGCGGATCTCGTCGCGTCCTATGCGGGCATGAACGGGTTCACGAGTGCCGCGGTCGCGCCCAACCTGCCGGTCCTCGACGAGATCACCTACACCAATGAACCGCTCGACGCGGCGCTGACGCGGCTGGCGCGGCGGATCGGCGGCTACTGGTACGTCGACTACCAGAAGGTCGTGCACCTGTTTTTCGACGAGCCCGACAACCCGCCCGACCCCCTGACCCCCACGCACAAATCGCTGCGCGCGTTTCAGAAGAGTGCGGACCGGACCCAGGTCCTGACCCGGGTCGAGGTCGAGGGGCGCGGGTCGGCCTGCCTCGCCACGGTCGGCCCCGGCGCCACCATGATTCCGCTCGAGGCCGTGGACATGTTCGCGGTCGGGCCGGACATCATCGCGAAAGTCTCGCCGCAAGGGTCGAGTGGCGGCGCGCAGCACCTGACCTACACGGGCGTCGTCCCCGGCGGCGCCGGCGCGCTGGTCGGGACGGGGACGGCGCCGTCGAGTCTGGTCACGCTCACGGCGGGGGCGGGCGGCGCGGTGACGGCCGGCGATCACTATTACGCGTATACGTGGGCGACGGCGCTCGGGGAATCCCTGGCGTCGCCGGTCGCGCTGATTCACATCAGCGGGAGCGCGCTGACCGCGATCGCGCCGACGGTCGCCGTGCGCGTCGGCGCGGGCCTGCCGCCCGGCACCTATGCCTATGCGGCGTCGCATGTCCTCGCGTCGGGCGAAACGGCGTGGGTCCAGGGCCCGAACGCCGTGTGCACGCGCTTTCTCGGGACGGCGCTGGGCGCGCCGGGGCTGCGGGTCTGGACGACCCTCCCGACGAATCTCGGTGCGATCGGCGATGTCCTCCAAGCCCGGTTAGCGTATCGCTCGACGTCGGCCCTCTCGCCGGCCACCATCGGCCCGACGTCGGCCAACGTCACGCTCGTGTCGTGCGTGGCGCCGAACACGGGCAAACCGAGCGGGCTCGAGGTGAGTTTCAATCTCAGTCTGCCGCAGAGCGCGAACTATCTGGACGTGCAGGTCCGGAATGTCACCAAGAGCGGGGCCTGGGGCACGGTGCAGACCTACAGCAACGTCGGCGGCGGGGGCATCAGTGCGGGCTGCTACGTCGGCGTCGTGACGCCGACCACGGCCGCGACCGAGACCGGCGGCCTGGATACGGCGTCGGTCCAGGTCACCGTCGCCGCCGCCGGTGCGGAGGTGACCGCGCGGCGCGTCTATCGCACCCAGGTGAACGCGAGCACCCTGTATCTCGTGAAGGAGCTCGCCGGGTCGACCCAGACGACCTTTATCGACACCACGCCCGATAGCGCGCTGGTGACGCGCCCGCCGACGGCGCAGGGCGCGCTGCAAACCGTCTCCGTCAGTGGCATCGCGACGGGGCCGTCCGGCGTGAGCGGGGGGCCGGCGACGACCGCGCGCCATCTGTATCGCACCCTGCCGGACGGCGTCACGTGGAAGTTCCTCGCGACGATCGCCGACAACACCACGACGACCTATACCGACACGGCGGCCGACAGCGCGCTCGTGACGCAGTGGCCGCCGGCGACGGACACCTCGGGGCTCGTCGCCGAGGGCGGGCAAGTGCTCGCGGGCACGACGACCATCCCGGTGAGCGGGACCGGCGCCTTCCCGGCGACGGGCGGCTGGGCGCTCAGTGGCAACAACCGGATCCACTATGCCGGCGTGGCGGGCGACACGCTGACCGGCGTCCCCGCGTCCGGCGACGGCGCCATTCTCAACACGATTCCCTACGGCACGCCGATCACGCTCGCCCCGATGCTGACCGGCGTCGCCGGGATCACGGCCCCGATCCTCGCCGGCGACGAGCTCTATCTGGTCGTGTTCCGCGACGACGCCGCGCGACAGCAGGCCGTCGTCGGGATGGTCAAGGTCGGCCAGGGCGTGCGCGAGGAGTGGGTGCAGGATCGCCGCCTCTCGATCGCGGAGGCGCGCGCGCGCGCGGAGGCCACGCTGGCGATGCGGCCGCTCGAAGAGGTCACGGTCACGTATGTCTGTC